GACCCGCCTATATGTATATGGAAATTGAAGGATTAAATTGCATTGACGAAACATCACCTTGGAATTTATCTAATTTTACTGCTCATACTAATCAAACTAACGGCATAGTAAATTCATCCTTTGCTAAAATTGCAATACCGACTACACCTATTTCTCAATGGTTCGATGAAGAGACCGCTCCTTATAAGTATTTCAATCCGCCTGCTGAACGAATTCGAAAATTGAATATTAAATTTCGTTATCACAATGGTCAAAACGTAGACTTTGGACAATTTGAATATTCGTTCATGTTGGAGTTTAATTTGTTAACACCTCAGCAACAACGATCTTATAATATTCGAGATGCATTTGGTTTAGTTCAAAATATTACATCTGGAAGAGGATAATATTTATTCTGCATTATATGTTTGTTTTATCCAATTTAGAATTAATATCTTGTCACATTTCTTATAATCACTGTCAAAACCATTGAGCTTTAGAAAATCGGGTTTTTTTGCACGTGGTTTTTTATACATTATGTAGTCTCCAAATTTACCTGTTCGAATAGATAAATGATTATTTAATTCCCTTACTAATCCAACAGGTTTTGTCGGATCCAAAATATTATCTTTATCCAAAAATGTGATTAAATCTATGTATTTTATGTCAGCTATATTGTCTGAAAAATCGCCTTCTTTTAACGATCTTGTTTCGCTGCCCCATTGAGCATATAGTCCATATTTACCTTTTTTTACAAATAAATCTTTCCCCTTGTACTTTCCAATTGCATCTTTGTTAGTACTAAGATGTTCTATATCTATAACATGTTCTAAACTTAATTCTGGAACACGTTTTAGCTCTTCTAAATCTAAATTCTTTTTTACTGGGAGAAATGACACTTTCTTCTTATCTTTTGGATCTACATGTTTAATTACTGGCCCATGTTTACCAATAATCAATGTATGGTTCGCATCTATTTCTAAACTAAATTTTGTCAGATTTTCTAGATCCTTTGTAATATTTTGCAGTCCTTTATGACAATCTGTGCAAAGCGAGACCCAACTCTCTTTGCCTTTTGCAATATCGTCTAGAGTATCTTCCATATTTTTAGTGTAATCGTAATTGAAAAAATCATCGAAATTACTGAGTAGAAATTCTATTACGATAATGCCTAGAGGCTGTATAACTAGTTTGTTTTTTTCGTTACCGAATTCCCTTATAGAAATATGTTGGCTTATATTCTGATTATCAAACGAAAAATCAGTACACTCAATTTGCTTACCTGCAATATTCTGCTTTTCTACATATTTTCTTTCTTGAATTTTATCTACCAGTGATGCAAATGTAGATGGACGTCCAATTCCTCTTTCCTCTAATAATTGCACCAGACGCGCCTCTGAATAGTGCGACTTTAATTCGATTAATGTTTGTTTTGCATCTATTTTCTTGGGTTTCATTTCTATCCCCTGTTTTAAACTAACAATATATTGGTAGGATTTATCTGTCTCTGCCTTAGCCGTATACTGCACTTGTTGCCAGCCCAAGAAGATGGGTTGTTCTACTTTATAGACGAACTCGGTGTCACATGGTGCCGTTATTTTTGCAGATACTGAATTGTACTGTGCAGACGGCATACAGCTTTCCAATGTTCTCTTCCAGATGAGATCGTATAGTTTAATCGCTTTTTGACAAATATCATTATTATTAATGTCTTTATTTATATTTATATTTACTGGTCTGATTGCTTCATGTGCTTCTTGAGGAGCAGGTATGCCCTTTTTCTCAGCAACTGTTTGCTTTTTCTTCTTTTTACCAGAAGTCTCTTCTATTTTTGTTTCTTCCTTAGCAGATGAACTAACAACGAGACCATCAATCGTCTGACTTATATATTGTTCTCCATATGTATTCGAAATATATATTTTGGTTTTTTCTATAAATTCTTGACTGTATTTTTTTGCATCGGTACGCATATAGGTAATTAAGCCTGCTTCATATAATTGTTGTGCATATTTCATGGTTTCCTTTGGAGACAAATGTAGCTCATTCGATGCTAATTGTTGTAGTCCAGATGTTGTTAGTGGCTCTGGTGGTTTCTTGATTACTTTCTTAGGTGCAGTTGTGTTACATATAAATTCAAATTGTTTACATTTTTCCAAGAAATTTATCATATCTTCTTTACTTTCAAATTGTTTATTCAAGTCGAAAAGTAGATTTAAATTTGTAAAATATCCAGTTGTATTATATACAATTTTCCCAGGTGATTGTTTAATTTCCAAATAATTATCATATACAAGTCGCAATGCTGGAGTTTGACATCGCCCTGCACTTAAACTAGCATTGTGTGTTTTTGATACACAATTCCACAAAATCGGTGAAATCGTATAACCTACAAGTAAATCCAAAATTTGTCTGGCTTGTTGCGCTTTGACCAAGTCCATATTTATTCTTTTTGGATAAGCAATCGCTGATTGAATAGCAGGTTCAGTAATCTCATGAAAAATAATACGTTTACATGTTTCTACTGGTAGTCCAAAGAGATCACAAATATGCCATGCGATGGCTTCTCCTTCTCGATCATCATCTGTAGCTAATATGACTTCAGATGATGTTGCAATTTCCGAACGTATTTTTTCAATTTGTTTCAGTTTTAAGTCTTCGCTAATGACAGAATAGGTGGTTTTGAAATTATCATGGATGTTAATACTGTCTAGACCTTGAATGGTACGTAAATGACCAAAAGAGGCGATTACTTTATATCCACCACCTAAATAACTCTCTATTTTTTTGCATTTGGCTGGCGATTCAACAATTACAAGTGACTTAGTCATTATATAACTTGTAAAATTATCTTTATTATTTTTACAAGTTAATTACATTAATAAGCATCCACCTTCTTCCTTATTATCATTTTTTGTTTCGCTATCATCATGATTATCATCATCCTCATCCGCTTTATCCGGAGTACGTATTTCATCGTCATCTTCTAAACTAGATATGAGTTCAATAAGCTCTTGTAAAGGCATGCAAGTTGGTCTCGATCCTTTTCCAGAAAAGCGAATAACAATGCATTTTGTCTCTTTATAATCATTATTAACAGTAATAATATCTTTTTCCTGTTTTCGATACTTTGCTAACCGAGAGTTCAAGGTAATATTATAATTTGTATCAACTACAACATCGATGGTTTTTTTTGCATTTACCTTAATTTCATTCATAATATCATGTGCATCATTTTCATAGTTCAATGCTAATGGAACAATTGCAAGTTCTAAAGACATATATAAAATTATATATACATATTTTTAAATAGAAAAACGAATAATTTTTATAAATTGCAAATATATATTTTGTAAAACAACTTAAAGAAATAATTGCGGCGGCTTTAAGTGTAAAATAATATATATTTTCTAAAACAACTTAAAGAACCCAAAACTATGAAAAAATCTGAATCATAAAAGTGTTTCGGTTTTCAAAATTGGACATTTTTAAAATGTCCAAAAATGGAAAATCCCAAAAAGTCTTGAAAAAAAGTTTGCAAAATCAGATTGTGACGATAATGCTCTCAATACAGAAAAAATAATTGCAAATTTGTTACGATAATTTTTTTATATTTTTGCAAAAGAATTTAAGCATAATTTTATATTGCTTATATATGGCAATAATTAGCAATAAAATTATGCCCAAATTATGCCCGAAATTTTTCTGTAAAATTTGTGACTATGGTACAAGCAAGAAAAGTAGCTATGACAATCATCTTTACAGTAACAAACATGAAAAATCAATGAAAAATCAATTAATTATGCCCAAATTATGCCCAAAGCAATTTACATGTGAAAAATGCCAAAAATCTTATAAAGATAATTCAGGCCTGTGGCGCCATAAAAAAAAATGTACAAATGAAATTATAGTTATAAATGAAGAATTTGACGAAAAAGACAAAATCAAAGAAACCGAAGCACTCATTCAATATTTAATGAAGGAGAATACTGAATTTAAGCAACTCATTTTAGACCAAAATAAACAGATGCTAGAAATGGCCAAGAACTCAGGACATAATAACAATAACACAACTAACAACAACAGTTTTAATATTAATTTCTTCTTAAATGAAACATGCAAAAATGCCTTGAATATTATGGATTTTGTTAATCAATTACAAGTCGGAATTAAAGATCTCGAAGAAACCGGACGTCTTGGCTTCTCCGATGGAATATCCAAAATATTTATTAATGGATTAAAAGATTTAGATGTATCTTTACGACCTGTACACTGTTCCGATTTAAAAAGAGAAACCCTTTATATTAAAAATGACGACCAATGGAATAAAGAAACTGAAGGCAAAGTTATACTATCAAATGCAATTAAACACGTTGCTAGCAAAAATATGAAACAAATACCCGTCTGGCAAAAAGCCAATCCTGAATATAATAACCCTGAGTCTAAACAAAATGATCGTTATATCAAACTCATTTGTAATACTATGAGTGGCTCCACTAAAGAAGAACAAGAACAAAATATTAATAAGGTAATAAGAAATGTTAGCAAAGAAGTGATCATTGATAAAAAATTAAACACTTAATTATTATCAATCTTATCTATTTATTTCCTTGCATCTTCTTAAATTGTCTCCATGAAATATCTACTTGTGGACCCTTGTACTCAGGCTCTACTTTACCTGTTTGTGCATTCAGCTTTTCTGCCTTTTTTAACGCACTATCCACATAAATTTGTTTAAGAAGTAAACCAAATTTATAAGCACCATCGTGCTGATCAAGTTTACCATCTTCAATATCTAGCAATACATCCAATGCATTAAACAAAATTTTTAAATCAATCTCGTCTTTTCTTATTTTATTGTAAATATCAGTATAATAAGTAAACAAAAAATTACATTCCGTCATACCATCTAAATGCAACTGTTCCGGATCATCTATATATTTAGCTTTTAACATTATTAGATTATTAATATCCTCACGTAACACGTGACTATGTTTTAGCTTTCTGATTAAATCCGTCGTATCCTCCACATTGTTGGCAGCAATCATCTTTTGTAAATGAAGTCGTTGATTATCGTCCATTATATTATTAAATTATAATACTATTTTTAAACTATAATTTTTATAAATATATTTATATATTTATATTATAATATATTATAATGAGCGATACAACTATGCTTAAACCAGCAGGTATGCCTTCTCAAACAGTTAAACCATATCCACCTGGGGCAACTAGTATGCAAAATGCCGGATATATTAAACAACAACAACAAGCAGCACAACAAACCGCATTAATAGGATCAGGCAAAACAGGTGGATCTCGAAGACGACGACGTCTACAAGGCGGAGCAGCAGTTGTTCAGGTTCCACCCGTGCAAGCTGGATCTGTAAATCCTGACCAAACCGCCGGAAATTACAAGCAATTGGCTGCCTTATCTCAACAGAGTGCGACAAATGCGGTATATGATCAGGCAAAGACACCGGCCGCAACAGCAGCCTTACAAGCACAACAGGCACAAATGTATAAAGGAGGGCAGCGAAGAAGGAAAAGAGCCACTAGAAGGAAAAATAGAAAACATAAAAACAAGAAGAGTAGACGACGCCGATAAATATAAAACCTCTATAAGCAATGATGTAAACCAATAAAATAAATATATTTAATAATAATATAGATTATGCCAACTATAACAAATTATGCAAATTTTATATATGTAAATTTAGGTTTTATAGCACAAATTGCAGTTATGATGTATTTTAAATCTATTATAGAAATAAAAGAAAATTG